GGAGAAGTTCGTGACTATGCTCTTACTTCTGAAACTTCACCTCGCGGCGAACAACAAAAGAAGCACCATCACTAGAAGGGCCAGGGAGGTGGTCATCCGTTGCCTCGTCTTCGGAAGACGAATCACGGCGACCCCTTGCTAACTTACCAGTAAGGCGACGAACCTGTTCCTCTAAGGCTGCCGCTCTGAACACATTGAAGCGCGCTTGCTTCATTGCAGTGGTCAGAGACGGTATGATTCCAGTCCTAGGAATCAAGCCAAAGAAGGACAGCTTGTAGTCGGCCAACCTAAACGAGAGTGCTGTGAGAGTACCCGCGGTAGTAAGGAATCCCTCAAAATAAAGTTTCACATAACCTATCGGCAAATCGGTCGGTGTGTGAATGAGTGTGAACAGCAATGCGTCTGAAGCAGTCCACTCGTGGGACTTTGCAAGGCGCTCGAGCGTGCGGTACATGTGATCGGACTGTGCGGAAAAAGTTGGATTGACATCAATCCCAAACGAACTGTAGAAGTACAAAACTGTTTCGTTCGCATTTGGAACAACGACGTCTTCGACCAAAGTAGGCAAGTCGAAGGTTGGTGCGTTGGTGCGTCCAGTATTTGCAATAGGCAACGTGTATGGTGAAGCAACAAAAGCCATTATGCCGTTCACCGTGGCTGGAGCAGTTCCCTGCACGTACATGACACTAAGTCCAACATTGCCTATTGGTGCACCAACTTGAGCAGTTGCAAGCAGGTCAGAGGCATAACCAGGTGCCAAGATTTCATCGTGCCAAGCTGTGCGAATTAATCCAGTACCAGCTGTACTACGTTCCGTGACAGTTCCGTGAAGTGCTTGATAAGGATATTTCGCATGTCCGTTAAGGTTGACCATGATGAGTCCAGGACGTCCAACAACTGTAGCAGTTGGATCTGCGTACAAATAGAGTGCAGCCTTGTGATCTTGTGGCGTGTGGAAGACAACATGTGGCGCCAAGATGGCTTCGTAGCTTGCAAAGGTCACTGGTCCTAAATCTATCGACAAAGGCATTGGTTGCGCTACGTTGAAATTGGCATTCATCTTATTCAAGACCATCACTGAAATCGCCTGACTACCTGTTGCAGATGTATTCAACGTCATGAGCACGTAAGCTGCAAGGTAACCACCAAACGTAGAAGGATCGGTTTCATCGTAAGCACCTGTGTAATGGTACTGGATGTTGCGCTGATCCATCACCTCGAATCCCTGCGGGTCCATTGCCTTCGGATCCATCAGGGACCACTCGAAGTGGGTGAAAGCCTGGGGTGCAGTGACAGTGCGGGGATGAATGTTCGGCGGCAATCGGATGAACGCAATGGATCCCGCATGAAAACCAGTTCCAGCTATCTTGAATTGGAAATCCTGTCCTCCACTCCAGGCGTTGTAAATGGCTGTCAAGTATGAGGCGACTGGGTTGGCGAACCGTGGATGGATTGGCGAGTACCAAAGCAAAACTCCCGGGACTTGTGTTACGGACCATGTAAACGTCGTCAGATGCAAATAGTGATCGTATATATACTGATCCGGCCTGTTCGCTTGACCTGAGTGTTCTGTTAAAGTTCGCTTGGTGCTCTCTTCTCCTGCTCTCAAGGTCGAAACTGGAGCTGTACGCGTCAAATCTGGGTCCACAGTTGTTCCATCTCCGCTGGGCACTGCTGGGGCTGACATGATGCATGTAGAATGAAATGATCGCAATGTAAGTAAATGTACAAATACAACATATATTAACGGAACAAAGACTCTGTCAGTAGTTTCTAACAGTAGAGGATGACGTAAACGTCTCCCCACGTGTGGATTGGTTTGTCAAACCGAATCCCCCATTGTCGCGCCTTCGCGAAAATGTGTTGACGTATTTGCGAGAAGCGCTCTCTTCCATGTAGGAAGGCCTCGCGTAGTATGTTGTTAACAACGTCGGTGATGAGAGCTCCATCCCAACTAACTGCCTCTGGATCGTCGTAGTACAGATGCGGACGACCTGTGGTGAAGTCTAACATTCGCTGCAACGAGTTGATGTCAAGCGACCCGCGGTAAAAACGCACACCTGGCTCTTTGTAAAAAGAGCGTTTCAGGAAGGTGAGGTCTACCAGGGGTTGCAATCTCTTCACAACTCCTGACTTGTCCGCAGGCGTAACGTCCAAACCGAGCTTTGCACACTGGGCAATGTAACTTTCAAAGTGAAAACGTTCTGAGACGACAAAATCAACTGTCATCATGTTATCGTCACCATAGAAAGAACATGCCACGGATTTAAGGAAATCCGAAAACGTCGATCGCTCCCCTTCAATCATCAACCAGGCCATGTAGGTGTAAATCCAATTCGCCAGCGAATTGTCCAACGCCGTCTGTGGCTGTCCAGTCATCTGTCCACCAGGCACTTGCAAAATCAAACCACGGTACAAAACAAACGCACCATCCATGCATTTGTACAGAGACGTGCGGATCGTGTTGTCTACTTCCTC